CGTAGAACTTATGCTAATTTTGAAGGTGTTAAAATTGACCCTACAAATCCAAATGCTAAAGAAAAAGTAATTAGTGCTGCAACTGCTGAAAAATATGGTTATAGAATTAGAAATGATAAAGAAGTTTCTATGAAGCCAAGTGATATGCCTACAAAAGGTTACACACAAGCGTATTGGGATAAAATGGGATATACAAATTAATTAAGATATGGCACAAGGATTATTTATTTCAACAAACGATATAGTTAAATTCACTGTTTTAAATGGTAATTTAGACCCTGATATTTATACTCAGTATATTTTTCAAGCACAACAACTACACATACAGAATTATTTAGGAACAAAACTATATAATAAAATTAACGATGGTATTGTAGCTGGTAATTTAGCAAGTCCATATACAACGCTTTTAAGCGTATATATTAAACCGATGGTAATACATTGGGCTATGGTAGAGTTTTTACCTTACGCAGCTTATAAAGTATCAAATAAAGGAGTATTTAAACATAATTCTGAAAATAGTACTACAGTTGAAAAAAATGAAATAGACTTTTTAATTGAAAAAGAGCGTGATGTTGCACAATCTTATACAAATAGATTTATAGATTATATGAGTTTTAATCAAGTTTTATTTCCTGAATATAATAGTAATTCAAATGCTGATGTATTTCCAGATAAAGATACAAATTTTACAGGATGGGTGCTATAAAAGAAACATATAAACCAAAAGAGGTAAACGTAAAGAAATTAGAAATTTTTTTAAATAAATTAGATAAAAAAAATGATACAAGTAATTGACATAGGAACAACTGCAAACGATGGAACTGGTGATACAGTAAGAAATGCTTTTGATAAAGTAAATGACAACTTTGCTGAAGTATATTCTTTAGCTTCTAATGGTTTATATGCACAAACAGCATTAAGTACACCAATAGTTTATGCAAGTGGCGAAGCATCTTTGATAGGAACAGGAGTTGGCACATTAATTGTTCCTGCAAATGCTTTTAAAGTTGGTGATTCATTTGTTGCTAAAATGTGTGGTAATTTAACAAATGCAAATAACGAACAAATACATTTTAGAGTGCGTTCTAATGGAGTTGTAATTATTGATGCTTTAGTTTATACTTTAGCTACCGCTACAAGTAAGTATTTTGATTTAATATTAGACTTTACAGTTTCTAAAATTGGAGGTGCTGGTGTTGCTGAACTAATGGCAAATGGTGTATTTACATATAATAAAAATGCTTCAAATGCAATTGAAGGAATAAACTTTGGTAAAATAAGCAATACTGTTTTTGACACTACTATTTCAAATGAATTAAGTATTACTGCACAATGGATTACTTCATCTGCAACAAATACAATACGTTCACAAAATTTCACACTAACTAAAGTTTATTAATTATGGGAAATAATATAGGTTGGGGACAGGGTGCTGTAAATAACGTTATTGGTTGGGGACAAGGTGCTATTAATAATTTAATTGGTTGGGGTTCTATTTATATTTTAAGCTGGTCAGGTGAAACAGATATAGTAGGTTCGCCTGTTCCAACTATAATAATTAATTTTAAGACAAGAGTTTTAGCAGATAGCGGATTGTTTGAAGCGGAAACTTGTTTAAATACAACATTAAATAATTTAAATAAAATATGAGTTTATTAGATAAAGCAAGTTTGGTTGTTACACCAAATGCATATAAAGCAAGCAAGTTATATTCAGTTATTCCAAGTGACGGAACAGGTGATATGACTGTAGTTCGTGCTACAACAGCAACGAGAGTAAATAGTGCGGGATTGATTGAAAGCGTAGTTGTAAACGTACCTCGTATTGATTACACAAACGGAAGCTGTCCGAGTTTATTGGTAGAGGGACAGAGGACTAATTTAGCTTTAAGAAGTGAGGAATTTGATAATGCTTATTGGGTAAAATCGGCAATAGGTGGAACAATTTCGCTAACTCCGAATTATTCAAACTCTCCAAGCGGTGTTTTAAACGCAGATAGATTGCTTATTAATAACGTGGGTAGTGCTTATGTTGCAAGTTCAACAATTGTAGTTACTAATGCCGTTTCATATACTATGTCAATGTATATAAAATCCAATACCGCAAGTTCTTACGTTTATCAATTAAGAGATGGATATAGTGGTGTTGTTAGTAGTAATTTAACAATTACACCAACTTGGCAAAGATTTACATTGACATTTGCTTCTTTAGGAACAATAGCTGAAATTTCATTAAGAACTTTGGCTGTTGGAGCATCAGACATATCTATTTGGGGTGCTCAATTAGAACTCGGTTCATACGCCACCTCACTTATCCCAACAGTTGCATCTATTGTAACTCGTAATGCTGATGTTTTATTATCTATTGGAACTCCTTTACTTTTAAATGATTTTTCAATTTTTATGGATTTTAAATTAATTCAAAATAATCAGGGTGTTGGTTATATGATTTTTGGTTCTGTTGATGGTGCCGATATAAGTAGAATTTATATAGACAGTTTAGATAATATGTCATTGACTATTGCAAGTACAACTAATTCTCTTGGAAAAGCACAACTAAATATTAATACAAATTATAAAGTTTGTTTTAAAAGAAGTGGCAGTACTTTAAAATATTTTAAAAATGGTATTTTAATAAACACTTTTACTGTACAAACAAATCAATTCAAATTATCAACTTTTTTCAATTCAGTAGATGGAGGAGGCGATACTTCAAAATATAACACACTTGGGTTTTTAAAAACAGGAATTGCATTTAATACAGCTTTGACAGACACAGAATGCGTTAATTTAACAACACTATAATGGAAATATATAAATTAAATTACACAGACAAAGAAACTGCAATAGCTGATTTATTAGCAAAAGGAGTTTATATTGAAACAACATTTGACGATGTTACTTCATTATCTTACGGTAAAGGTATTCAAGCTATCGTTGAAATTGGTAAAATTGTTTTAACTAATGGAACATACGATTCTGATTTTAACGAAGTAACTGCTCCAGTATTTGCCGATGGGTATGGTTTTGATATAATCAGATGTTACATTTGATTTTGGAAATAACGAAATATTTCCTAAAAATTCTAAACACGGTTTTGCTGGATTTGAACCAATTAAAAAATAGATTATGATATTAATACCACAAGATAAAGCAAATCATTTCATTTATGGTTTCTTTATATACGTTTTAAGCAACTATTTTTTAAATGACTTGTATAGTATTGGAATTGTGTTTTTATTCGCTTTAGGCAAAGAAATTAAAGACCAAATAGTTTACAAAGGATTTGATTATAAAGATTTATTAGCAACAATGATTCCCTCAATCGTTTTACATTTTTTAAAATGAGCAAAGAGCAATTTGATTTAATATTAAGTAAATGGATTTCACGCAAGTTACTAGTTTTTATGGTAGCTTGTGGGAGTTTATTTAGCGGTCAATTAACTTCAAGTGATTGGGTTATAATTGCAACTGCATATATAGGAATAGAAGGAGTTACAACAATAGTAGAAAGATTAAGAAAATGATTGATAATTTAAAAATTTATTTATTGAATACAGGTGTATTTTTGTTTTCATTAAGTAAAGCAGAAGCAAATTTAAAAGTAGTTTTACTATTGGTTTCAATAATATACACAGGTATGAAAATATTTGATTGGTTAAAAAACAAAAAAGATGAAGTTAAATAATGCTGGATATTTACTTATTACAGAATTTGAAGGTTTTAGTGCAAAGCCTTATTTATGTTCTGCAAAAGTACCGACAATAGGATATGGTAACACATATTATACTGATGGAAAACGTGTAACTTTATTAGACAAAGAAATAAACAAACAACAAGCGTTTGAAATGTTTAAAGTAATTGCTGATAGATTTGCATCTAAAGTTTCTAATTTAGTTAAAACGCCATTAAATCAAAATCAATTTAATTCTTGTGTATCTTTAGCTTATAATATTGGAATGGCTAATTTTATGAATAGTACACTTTTAAAATTAGTTAATAAAAATCA